CAAACTTCGAGTTCAGTACTCAGTTGACTAACATTATTGTAGGTCCTACTGGTTGTGGTAAAACTTTCATTTCTTTACGTAGGATGACGAAGCCAATCCTTTTCGTGACACACGTGGACCAATTACGCCATTTCTCACCACAAATCCATCGTTCGATCCTTTTCGACGATATGGCCTTCAACCATCTTCCTCTACAGGCCCAAATTCACCTAGTAGACAGAGGACTGCCCAGATCCATCCATCGTCGTTATGGAACGACACTGATTCCGCCTGGTATTCAAGTGACAATTACTTGTAATGAACGTCCGGTAATATGGGATCCTCCAGTTAACAGAAGGATTAACTATTTATTAATTCAATAAATCATTCAGCTAAAACAGCAGTTCCAGGTTGATTAGCACCATCAACTCTCCAACCATACGTTCTAGTTGAAGCTAACGACAACGTAGGTGTATCACCAGTATCTCCTGTAACTCTTTTAAACACAACAATCCAAGTATGAGTTTTCCCCTTTCGGGCAAAATACGAATTATCGGCATCTATTTCAGACTTCGTAATACTGAATGGCCTTTTAACCTTCTTCTGAAAATTAAACGTATCGCCAACACCCATAAACACTTTCTCTTTTGACAATATCCTTACATACCCGTTACTAATCATAACGGGCAAATCAAACAATGTACAACCTCTGTCGGAAATATCAATCTTATCAGCAGCAACACTCGTCAAACTTTGTTGACGAACATCACTTCCATTAATAAACGCTTGCAACGTATTATACTCAACATTGTCTCCATAAACAATATGATAAATATCACATTCAAGTCTAGCATTTCCGTTGTTAAACAACGTACAATCCAAAATACCATAATCAATCATGAACTTCGATGTATCGTTGATATCATCGGTATAAAATGTATTACTCATTGAAGTACGAATTTGATTAATATCACGTACACCAGTTTCTAAAACTGGTACAGTACCTGAATTGTAACTAAACAAATGCGTAGCTAAATATGATTGCGCAGCACCAGCGGTATTGGTTTTACTACCATTTAATATTGCTTTCTGAAAGGCAACACCTGATACTTTCCTAAGCGTTTTAGTGAAACGCTTATAATACTTCGATACACGACGTCTAAAACGTCGGTTTCGAGTACGCCTTCCATATTGTTTCTGGTAAGGCTTAGTAGCACTTCCACCATAAATAGCTGGAGCACCTGAAGTACTTCGATTCGCAGATGTACTGCGACTCATACTTCTTCCGCGAGAGGAACTTCCCGACATAGAACGGTATACACTTCTTGCACCTCTCGCAAGAGTGCGACCAATTCTAATAGCATTCTGAGGAGTGAAAAAACTAGAACTAGCAGGCGAAGCGTAAGGGCTATATTTAGTAATCTTACCCATGAGGAGCACACCGTAATATTAATTAATTGGTGTGCTTATATAGAGAAAATGAATCCTCATTTCCTCAGCCTACGGAAAAGTTTCTTTCCTCAAATTCCAACTCCTAACCCTAACCCTAACTAACCCCCCTAAACTAACCCGTAGCTCGCTCACGCGAACTACATTTCACAATAAATATCTATTCTTAATGGTTCTCATTCACAATGGTTATATCCAATATGAACTATAAATACTCTTTTTTTTCAAAATAAAAAATATGGTACCTTTTCGCGTACAAGCAACTTCCTTTAGTCTAACTTGGCCTCAATCTTCCTTTGATATTAATGAGTGTCTCAACTTTCTTAAATCCATTACAATCGGAAGAGCTTCCGTTGTGGAAGTCATCGTTTGTTCCGAAACGCACGAATCCGGCGACCTGCACCGACATGGATACGTTCGCTTTAATAGGAGAATCGATCTCAGGGATCCCAATAAGTTTGACTATGAAGACAGGCATGCGAACGTTCAACGTACCGCAAACGTACCGGCCTGGAAAAACTATATTCGTGAAGACGGAGACTACGTGGAATGGAATAGCGATCCGCAAAGCGATAACTTGTTCGAATGGGCACGAACTCTTACAGGAGAAGAATTCTGGGAACGTGCAAGACGGGCGAATATCGGATACGGTTACGCACGTAACGCTTGGGACACGGTTAGCAGTGAACTCAATGCTATCACCATGGGAGACGATCCTAACCCTGATTTGAACATCGTTCTTCCTGAATCGCTTTCAAACTTCGAGTTCAGTACTCAGTTGACTAACATTATTGTAGGTCCTACTGGTTGTGGTAAAACTTTCATTTCTTTACGTAGGATGACGAAGCCAATCCTTTTCGTGACACACGTGGACCA